CGCGTCGTTCATGTGGTCAAACCCAGCGTCCTTGTCCGGCTCGCCCTTGTCGCTGTAGCACTGCAGCTCCAGGCACTCGATCACGCGACGGCAACCCTGCGTCACCTGCAGCCGGACTTGCCCTTTGCCGTTTTCCAGCAGCGCTTGCACAGCTGCCACCCGGTCACGCACTGGCGGGTTACTGCGTGGTGACTGGTTCGACATGCCGTAGGACTCCAGGATCTGGATGTCGGTCTGGCTGGCGTTGGTGCTGCGGCTGCCACCGCTGGCGTCGGGGTAGATGTAGATCTGTTGCTGCGGGTGCCGGCGGCGGATCTCTTGCGCCAAGGCGTCAGTGTCATGCGCACCGGCGATCTCGTCGATCACCAGCAGGCCATTGTTTAGCCGCACGGCGATCACCGCAGACATGTTGCCCACGTTGAAGTCGATGCCAACGCGCACCGGTTCGCGGGTGATGTCCGGCACTATGGCGGTGACATGCTTCGCCCGGTCAAAGCGGTCATATACCTGCCCGGTTGTCAGGTTGACGAACTCGCCGTCAAGGTACGCCCGTAGCAGGCTGGGATCGTAGTTGGCTTCTAGCCGCTCGATGAAATCCGGCGGCAGGTGCGGGTTGTCCGCCGTGCGCATCTTGATTAGCTGCCGGTCTGGCCGCTGCTTTGCTTCGTCGCTGCCAAACGTGTTCCACATCCACCGGAACCCCTCTGGCGTTGATGCCGCGCCAAACTGCCGGACATTGCCAGACCGCAGACGGCCGAGGATCTTTGGGAATGCCTTATTGGCAATGCTGGGCATCACGGTGTCGATCTCGTCAGCCAAAACCCAGGCAAGGTTTAGGCCGATGATGCGTGACCAGTTTTCAAAGCTGCGGCACAGGATCTTGGTGTCACCACCTGGCAAGTGCAACATGTACTCCGGCAACGGACTAGCGCGGAAGGTGTACGGGATGTCATACGCCTCAAGAAATGCCTCGAAGTCCGTCTGCCAGATGTCACGGATCAACGGACCAGTTGGCTCCATGACGCAGCCAATAAAGCCCTGATTGACTGCCGCCAGCATCACGGCTTTAGCGCATAGTGCTCTGGTCTTGCCCGCGCCGTAGCCCGCACTGATGCCAAGGATCTGCGTTGCGGTGTCATCCACAAACGCAAGCTGCCCAGGGTGCAGGTCAGCACGGATGCGATCGAGTAGGTCGTCTGTGTCTTCAGGCGTCTGCTGCTGCATGAACGCAAGCAGCGGCCCTGGTTCGCAGATGCCAGACAGCAAACTCACGACATCTCAAACCGCAGCAGCTTGGCCTGATCCTCTAGAGCCTTGATGGCAATGCCAAGATTACCCTTGGTATGCGCTTCGCGCTCGTATTCCTGCAGTCGAGCAATGGCACCAACTAGCCATTGCGGCCGCTCTAATTCGGCATCAAGTCTTTGCAGATCCCTAGCCCTTGCAATATATGTTTCCGCTTGGCGTTCACTAACTTGCCACTCTTCCGAAGCATAGCGAACAATTTGGGTTCTATTGTAAGCGCGCAAAAGCATGTCATAAACAACATTTATTCTTTGATCTATTTCGGTATTAGTGCTTTTGCGCGCCATTGTATTACTCCCGAATTTGGATTGGCATGATGAGGTACGTCTGCCCTGTCATGCTAGTCGGCGTTAGCACGACCGGCGTTGTTGCACTATTGGCCGACAGTGTAACAGTCTCCGCTTGGCGCATGGCTTTGAGTCCATCGAGCAGGTAATGCACGTTGAACGCCCAGGTGCCGGTTGCGGTGCCTTCGTAGGTGATCAGCTCCTTGCCGTTGTTGGCATCGGCTTCGGCAGTGATGGCCAGCGCACCAGCAGCCGCGACCAGCTTGACCACGGAGTTGTGCGCCTCTGCGATCAGCGCGACACGCTCCAGGCATCGGGTGAAGCGGTGCCGGTCCAAGGTCATGGCGTGCTCAAAGCTGGCGGGCACGAGCGCTGCTACGTCTGGGTATTTGCCATCGAGGATGCGGCTGTAGATGGTGATGCCATCACCTGCATCGATGACTGCCTGACCGGCTGCGGCAGCAATGCCGACGACTCGATCCTGCAGCAGCTTCATCGTGCTGGCGGGCAGTATCAAATCGATGCCGTCCGGCAGCGCTACGGGCACACGCATCAGCCGGTGACCGTCGGTGGCTTCCATGAACCCGGCTGCCATGTGGATGCCTTGGAGAATCTGCTTGCTGCTGTCGGTGCTGACGGCAGCCATGCAGGCACGCACGCCAGCGGTCAGGTCCAGCTCAGCGCTAGGAGCCTCCACAACGGGCATTGCCGGGTAATCGGCTGCATCCTGCACCGCAAGCCCATAAGAGCCGCTGGAGGCGCTCACAGCGCCGTCTGAGAGCGTTACAGGCTCGCCGTCGTCCATGCGGCCTACCAAGCCCGCCAGTAGGCGATAAGGCAGCGCCACGGTTCCAGCGGTGTCGATGGCTGCCGGTACGGACACCGTGATACCAAGTTCCAGGTTGAAGCCTGTGACGGTCATGGTTGCGCCATCGGCAGCAATCAAGCAACAGCTCAGGATCGGGTGGCTGTTGCTGGTTCCAACGGCTGGAGCAATGGTGCGTAGGGCATGACTGAGATCAGCCTGCGTGGTGATGAGTTTCATGTGGCGGCATCGGTAAGGATGGAAACAATTCGCTCGTAGTCAGCGGCGAATGATGCAACCAGTTCAGCCGGGATGGGCTGCTGGTCATCTTGAGCATTGTCGCGGATGGCAGCGGCGTATGCAAGCGCTTGCTCCATGGCGTCATGGAGCCGATTGATTACGGGTTGCTGTTTGGCTGCGATGTTGATGAGATCCATGTAATGACATAAGCGACAAGCTGCTCGACCATGCGGCGTGGGATGTCCCCACGCACATTGGCTAGCGCGTCAGACACTAGCCGGTGATAACGCGCCACGGTAAGGCCACTGTCGCAATTCGACACCAACGCCCTGCTGCGGATCAACTCCGCCCGGCTGACGCCTGCCATAGCCGCCTGCTGGTCGAGCGCCATGAGGTCTGCAGGCTCAAAACGGACTTTGACTTCTTTCATTTGGTGGCGGACGCAAGGAATGCAGTGTAGGACAGGGATCTCAGGGATGGCGGACGCAAGTGAGCCATAGGCGGACGCAAAAAACCTAGTCGTAGCAAGGGAGGACGCAAAATTGGGTTTTTCCCTTACCCCCCTATACGTTCTACACCTCCCCACTTCCCGTTTTTCTATACACGATATTTATCCCCTATTTGCGTCCGCCAAGGTAAAAAGATAGATAGAGACAGGGTTTTTGCGTCCGCCATTTGCGTCCGCCTAGCGTCCGCCGTGACGCAAGTTGCGTCCGCCAACCGTCTCACCATGCATCCATCCTGAGACCCTCGATAAGACGGTCACGGGATTTGCCGCCCCTGGCGGACGCAAGTTTTGGGAAGATCTGCCGCAGCGCTGGCACCAGTAGCCGTGGTGCCTTGACCGTCCGGTCGGTGGGGGGGTCCATGAGCCAGCGGTCATTCTTGTCTAGGTAGCCCTCGTCTCTGTACCAGCTTTGCAATGCTTCCCAGACCTTCTTTACGGATACTGTTGCACCTTCCTCATGGTGCAATCCAATGGCGTCACAGAACTCCCAGAGATGACAACTTGCACGCCTGACATCCTCCATGGCTTGCCGACCTGAGCTGTAGTCGATGCCGTACTCAATGGACAGCGACAAACCCTCTAGCAGCCAATTGAGAAACGCTGGGCATATCTGCTGCTGGATGAAGTCGGGGTCATCCTTTAACCGTGGATCTGCTTGAATGTGGCTTGATTCTGTAGGCGTTGCCATGAACGTCTTACGGAACCTGAACACATGAAACCGGGTCTCGATGGCCACCTGATCACCGGACAGCGACGGGTCTTTGTTCAGGTTGAACACGAACAACGACGACGGCACAAACTGGGACTCCTGCACACCTTTGAGCTCGTAAGACAGTTCCTCACCGCTAATTGCAGCCTTGAGTGACTGCAGGTTGTCAATGTGAACAAACTGACTATTTTCGCTGGACCAGTTGACCGATGCACCACGCAACGGGGCTATTGGAAACTTGCGGCCTTG